AATTCAGATAATCCTCATATTAATAATCCAACTCAGTGGGATTATAACAACTTGGGACGACATTTAATTACATCAGTTAAACATATTTTCACTCAAGATACATATATTAATGAAATTGAAACGATTAAGCCATACGCATTGAAACCTAAAGATAAAAATAATCAAAATATTTCCGAATTTTTGACAAATCCAATTTCTAAATCTATAGATGAAAATATACAGAAAGCTAACAATTCTGCGCAAAATATAAACGATAAAATTTCGAAAACATATAATGAAATGAAATCTTACAGAGAGCTTGGGGAAAAAATTCAAAAAGAAATAGATAATAAGCCAAAAATTCAAGACGAAAATGCTAGAGAAATCTTTTATAAAAATCAAAAAAATAAATTAGATCAATATAAATCGGAATTTAAAAAATTATTAGGAAATCCTAATATGACAGATGATGAAGCCAAAGAGGGAATGAAAAATTTAATTAAAAGTCCATTATATAGAACTTATCCTTGGGTTTATTTATTTTAAATAATAACTAATTATATGCTAATCTATGATAATAATTTTCCAGCATTGCTGCAATCAATTTGCATTGGTCCAGATGCATCATTCTTGGAGAATAATACTACTAATTGCGAATTTGCAAGTGCATTTCCTCATGAGGTTGATTTGATGTATGATTGGAAAAATTTAAAAAAATCTTCAGAACCAATGAGATCTTTGAGAGACTTTTCAAAGAAACTTATTATGTATGGTAGAGATTTAGATGTAGCTACCATAAAATTTTTTGTCCATAAAGTAAATGTTTTTCCTGAATATTATAGTAATATTGTTAAAAATGAAATATCGGATGCATTTGATATAGCTAAAAATATGTCTGTAAAATCAAATACGTTTGATATAACTGAAGATATGACGATTTATGAGGAAGATTTAGATGATGGATCAGTTCCTCCAGAATATACCTATACGACTTTTGGGCAGAGTCCAAATACTGATAAAAAATTTTTAAATAAATTAGCTGCAATGTTGAGAGGATGTAATGCTCCTTGTAATTATTTTAAACCAACATCAGACACTATTGGAACATTATTTGATTTTGGTTTAGCTATGAGTGATGGATCTCATTCATTTATAGATATTGGCAAGGATTTATTACATGCTCCTTTAAATATTCCGTTAGGATTATATAATCAAGTATCTCCTCAGTTTAGATCTGAATTTACTAAATTAAAAACTGCTTCTACTGCATTAGTTAAGAACGGAGTAGCACCATTCTTTTCAAAAGATGATGCTAAAAGAGTTGAAAAGCAATTAGCTAGAGGAATATCTCCTGATATGGTTGGAGAAACATTGCCAATGTCTTGCGACACAAAAACATATCAAACTGTATCTCAAGTGCATTCAGAATTGTTGACTAAAGTCAAAGAAAAATTAGGAGATTGTTTTAGAATGTTTGATCATTTGCAGAAATATAATGCATATGATCCTACGATGAATTCGGCATATGCTAAGAGAAAGTATATGGGTATTAAAAATTCTAATGTGACATCATTAATTGATATTTTAGGTTCACAGGCGCCTGGTAAGTACTCCACAGAAAACACTTATATAAAAGCTTTAAATTCCCAGCCCAATGTCGAAAATAGAAGATTTAATGACACTGTTAAAGCTCCAAAATACGATTCGTATGATAGTCCTTCTGGTGCTGGTGCCGCAGTAGTTACTGGTGGAGCTGCTGGAGGAGTTAATACCGTCACAGCTACTGGTTCTGATGCTGGAGCTAATGTAACAGCTGGAGCTGGATTAGAAAACACTCCAACGACTGGTAAAGTGTATCAATACGATTTTGGCGAAGTTAAATTAACTTCATATGGAGAAAGAGGGGATTTAACTCCTGATACGGGATCTGAAATTGGTCTTGGAACTAGGGGGATGATAGTTCCTTTGAAAACTATAGCAGTTTGTCCAGAAGTTTTACCAAAAACTGGTAGCGGGATTGTAAAATATGGTGATGTTTTAATTATTCAATGCACTGATAAAGCTGGGAATACGTTTATTGAACGAAGACAAGTTGCTGATGTATCTGCACCTGGTCTTTTGACTAAAGGCCAAGCAATTAAAGGAGTAAATTATAAATTTTTAATTGATGAATTTGTCCCAGATAAATCATATAAGAGCAGATTAGCTGGAAGATCAGCCGAATTAAAGCTTAGTATACAAGTTGCGGACACCGCGCAACCAATTCCTAAATGGAATCCGCAAGAAGCTTCTAAATTTGCAGCAATGTTTGTTAGTAAAACTGATTGGATTCGAGTAAAGCACTATGCAAAAAATCCTAAGAGTGAATATCACAATTATTACTTAAAAATGGATAGCGAATATAGAAAATTTTGTACTTGGAATGAAGGCGATCAAATTAATAGCAATTGGTTAACTAAATGGGCTAAAGTTCCAGAAAGTTCTTGGACGGTTTAAATATCAATTACTTTAGGTTTTTTAATTTTAATTGATTGTTCTATCAATTGTTTCATAACTTCTTCTCTAGTTAGTAGCATAGTAGTAGCTGCCACCTTAGTTTCAAGTTGTTTTTGCTTAGTATCAATGTCCATTTGCTTAATTTTAACAGCGTTATCTAGTTTTTTGTCACTAATTGACATTTTATTTAAAATATCCAATGCTGTGGACGTAGATCCTATTAGTTCTGCTAATGCTGAAACGTCATCTGGGGTAGGGGCGGCTTGCACAATGTCTTTTACATACTCAACTGACTCTGTAGCTGACTTAATTAGTCTAGTGGAGTATTCAATTACAAAGTCTTGTACTTTGTTTTTATCCATTATTTCAGTTAATTCTTCTGATTTTTTGACTACTGCTGGGAATTCTCTAAGTTGGCTGATAATATCATCCACATTATCAGAGTTTTCAGTAGCATTTTGATCTAAATCCATCAAACTATTTATTAATAACACCCAAAAAGTTAAGTTTTAACCTTGTAATTGGCCATTTTTTAGATTATATAAGTAGATATGAGTGAAAAGTATTGGGCAGAAGCAGTTATTGGACCGCATATTAGAATTTCTTTTGTTAAAACGCATGAAGATGCTCGTTTACCCGAAAGAAACAACAAAGAATGGCAGGTTGGAGATACTGGATACGATATTTATGCTGTAGATGATGTGGAAATAGCTCCACACAGCACAATTACGGTTCCAATTGGGCTGGATATCGCATTTATTGAGCGTGGATACTGGCTTAGGATCGAATCTAGGTCTGGAATGTTTTTTAGAAACGGTATTACGGCGTTTCCCGGCGTAATTGACTGTTCTTACAGGGGAAAATTGGGCGCTGCACTCATTAACAACACAGATACGCCATATTTGGTGAGAAAAGGCGACAGAATTGCTCAATTAGTAGTATATAAGTTGCTAGAACCTAGTATTTCTTGGTCTACAGAGAAAGATTCTACTTCTAGAGGCGAAAAAGGCTTTGGTTCTTCTGGTAGATAGTGTACAATGTTACTATGTTTAACAATATTTGGGTAGAAAAGTATCGCCCATCATCAATTGATGAGCTTTTGATTGATAATGACACTAAAAACAAGCTTTTAGAGTTTAAAAATGCAAAAGAGATTCCTCATATGCTATTTTATGGCTCTGCTGGCATTGGGAAGACGACAACAGCTAAAATTATAGCAAAAGAATTGCTTAATTGCGATTATTTGTACATAAATGCCTCCGATGAGAATGGAATTGACACAATTCGTAACAAAGTTATTACCTTTTCAGAGTCAAAATCATTTGATGGTGGTCTAAAGATTATTATTTTAGATGAAGTTGATGGCCTTTCTAGGGAAGCGCAGGGAGCATTGCGTGGTTCTATGGAGTATTACCATGATACTACTAGATGTATCCTTACGGCTAATTATAAAAACAAGTTAATTGATCCATTAATTAGTAGAACCCAGCAATTTTCTTTAAAATATGATAAAAAAGATGTAGTAAGGCTTTGTTTTAACATTTTAAAGAAAGAAAATGTTATCCTTGATAAGGATAATGCTCAAAAAATGGTACAATTGGTGTATTCATTGTATCCAGATGTTAGGAAAAGCTTAAATACTCTTCAGAGATTAGTATATAATGGACATTTAATTGTAAATGACTCAATTATAGACGATTTATTCCTTAATGAAGTGTTTGATTACCTTAAAAATGGCAAATCTCTTGAGTTGAGGAAGTTTTTGATTGAAAATGAGGTCAAGTTTTCTTCGGATTATACCATTTTCTTGAAAAGTTTATTAGAATTTATCTATAAACATCAAGTAAATGAGCTAATTAAGAAGGAAATGATATTAATTATAGGAGAATTCCTATATAGAGCCGCTACAGTACAAGATAAAGAGATAAATTGCTTCATTTGCATGATACAATTGTCTCAAATCCTATGTAAATAGGGTTATTTTCCCAATTTATAGTCTCGTCCTTTTGGTTTTGTGCTACTTTCGACTTCTTTATAGACTTCAGGCTCGCTGTGAAAAGTTCTATCGTTAAATTTATCTGGAAATTTCATTAAATTAATACCATCTCTTGGTACTAATTCTAGGCAACACATAGGAATTTCAATTTTATCGGAATGTCTGCCTCCACCTTCGTCACATACGATGGTGATTGTGTTGTTTGGGCCGTTTTTAACGCCGGGATTACCTGCTTGAACGGTTTGTGTAGGTGTATTGATCATATGCACCTTTAAATTGAGTCCTCTTTCTAGGATTCGATCAATTTCACTCTTAATCCAATCGGAAAGTTCTTTATAACCATCATGCGACTTATAATTATCACAAAATTTAACATAGTCGCCAACTAAAAACCCACCTTGAACGTTTCTGGAGTCATTTCTGAATGGGTCTGCATTTTTAACTAATGCATCCATTGTTTTTTCATATAATTTTAAAAATTTCTTCCGCATAAATACTATTTAGCTTTGCGGATTAAATAATTCTATGTCTAAACTTAGCTTAAATGGAGTGCCTAGGGTTACAGATGTTACTAAAGATTATTTATATGCAGATATACATTTAGATTTGACCGAAAGGTATGCTATTAATGATTTTTTAAATAATTCTGGTGAAATTAATGATTTTAAAGTCGATTATGATTTTGATGCTATTAGAAACTCATTGGTTAATATATTTACGACTTCACCGGGTCAAAAAATATTAGAACCAGAATTTGGATTAGATTTTAGGCGATATTTGTTCGAATTGCTAACAAAAGAGATGGCTATGGCTATCAGAGGAGAGATATACGCTAAAATTAGGCGCTATGAGCCGAGAATTAAACTTACGGATGTTAGTATTATCATATATGAAGACATAAATGAGATGGATGTAGACATATACTTTGATATTCCTGCCCTAAATATTAGTAATGCATCTATTTTTGGGGCTTTAGACAAAAATGGATATTATCTTAGAACATTTTAATAATGAGCACATCCAATTATACAGAATTTAATTTACCTAGAAATGCTTATGCTGCTTTCGATGCTACCAGCATGAAGCAATTGATAACTAATCGACTTAAAAATAGTGGTTTATTCCCAGATATTGATTTTGAAGGTAGTAATATATCTGGATTAGTGGATGTGTTGTCTTATAGTTATCATGTATTAATGTTTTATTTAAATCAGACTGCTTCGGATACTCTTTTTTCTCAATCTGAGTTGTTAGAAAACATGAATAGAATTGTTTCATTGGTTTCCTATAAACCAAATGGGCCAATTACTGCTTCTGTAAAGTTCGATGCTTATGGATCATCATCATTACCAGTAAATGCATATAATATAAAACGATATTCTCGCATTAATGTTAATGGTATATCATATTCTTTAAACCGCGATGTGCCATTTAATAAAACCTCTCCAAATGAGCAGTATATATCATCAGTTGGAGCGAATAATTTATTATATCAAGGATCTTTTAAAGAATATCCACCACATATAGGAATAGGAGAACTATTTGAGACTGTAATAGTTAATATTAATTATAATAATACTACATTTTTAAATAAATTCGTAGATTATAATAATATTTTTGTGTATGTACGGGATATAAACACTCAAAAGTGGAGTCAATGGGACGAAGTGAGTAACTTATTTTTATATAACAATGTTTCTAAAGTATTTGAAAAGAGATTTAATGCTAATAATAACATAGAAATAAAATTTGGTAACAATATAAATGGCAAATCATTACAACAGGGAGATGAAGTTCAAATATTTTACTTAGAAAGTGATGGAGAATATGGACAAATAGGCTCAAATTTATTAAGTGAAGGTAAACTATTCAATTATAATTCGCAAAGACTTACTGATATATTGGCTGATATTGGAAATCCTAATGGATATATGAATGCTAATGAATTATTGCAAGTAATTCTAAAAAATACTTACGCATCCATACCAAATAAAGTATCCGAAACTGTAGATGAAATTAGAAACAACTTACCTTCTATATTTTCAGCTCAAAATAGATTAGTTACCGCATCAGATTATGAATCTTACATATTAAAATCTTTTTCCAATACGGTCCATGATGTTAAAGTGGTTTCTAATAAAGATTATGTTAACGAATACATAGCTTATTTTTACGATTTAGGATTAGAACGACCCAATTTAGATGAAAGGTTTATGTTAAATCAAATTACATTTAATGATGCCTGCGATTTTAATAATGTTTATATATTTATATCTCCCACTTATGGTGCTGTTACTAATGAAACTACTCCAAATCAAATATATAGTTCTCAAAAAGAACTAATTTACAATAAGATTGGCTCATTTAAAATGATAAATCATAATATTGTTATATCAGATCCAATATATATTGCCTATAGTTTAGGATTGCCTGATTTCAATGAACAATTATCCAAAGATATTGTGGATGATACTTATTTGAGAATAACTAGAGAAAATGATCAATTAATATCTAAGGATCAAATAAAGTCTAATGTTTTTTCTATTATAAAAAATTTCTTCGATCAAAATAATAATACATTAGGCGCTTTATTGGATTTTAATCAATTAAGTTTTGATATATTCAGCTCAGGAGGTATTAAGAAAATAGAAACTGTTAGAAGATCTACTAATTATTCGGTTGATAAGTTAAATTTTATGTATTGGAATCCATTTAATGATACAGTTGATATAAAATCAGTCAATCAAAATATTACATTGAAGTATTTTCAGTTTCCTTTT